GTCCCTCATCTCCATGGATGTCTTCGACTGGATCTCCGCCTTCTGGTGCTCCTTGGTGATCATCTCCTTGGGATGGTCCTCGCACAAGGTCTCGAAGAAGGTGTTGAAGATGGCGGTGTACACCCTCGTGACTATGGTCTGGATGAGGATCTCCCTGCCGTCTCCCACCTGCGCCTTGGCGAAGGTGGAGAAGATGGACGAAGGAGTCCATCCCGGAGGAGATCTCGTGCAAGTCAACCGTCCCCAGAGAGTTAGCCAGCTTCCACACGCCCTCGAAGACCGTCGTCTTCTCGAGCTTGGAGGTCTGGTCGATGAAGTTCAAGAAGGGGTCCGGCACCCCCGTCACCGTCCTCGTCATCTTAAGGACCTTCTCCATAGTCAGCGTCAGAGCTGACGTCGAAGCCTTGAGGATTGACAACTCCGACCCGGGCTTCTCCATGTAGAACTCGAACGCCTTCTTCACGAACTTCGGATCCAACTGGCAATTCTTCTGCTTCTCCTTGTAGAGGTCCTTGAAGTCCATCATGATGGAGTTCTCCTTGATCCTCTCCTTGTACTCCATCTCTATCTTTATCATCTTATCCAGGATCTCCTTCTCCCTGTGGGCCTGCATCCCGCTCTTCACTTCGAACATGTTGGCGTAGTAGATCTCGGAGATCGTGATCTCGAAGGGGACGGTCTCGTCGCAGTACAAGGACCTCAAGTACCTGGTCTGCGACATGTCTAGGGGCCCTTGATTGTACAGGACAGCCCAAGACATGACCTTCTGGTAAAAGTAAGACTGTATTAGGGATCGCATTGGCTTTGAGGAGAAGTCCTTCAAGACACCCCCCTTGTCCGCGTACGCCGACGTGAAGGCGTGCATGATGTACCTCGAGGTCTGCAGCATGGTGCTCGTATTCCTCTTGTGCTCTAGCAGGACCATCGCCAAGGGCATGAGGATGTTGGTCATCTCCTTAGACGAGATGCTCAAGGACTCGTCGACCTTGAACTCCCTCTGCTTCATGAGGATGTCGTCGGACGCAATCAAGAAGACGCTCTTGATCTTAGAATAATGCTCCAAGTCGCTCATCTGCAAAGTGAACCAGTCCGTGGAGTGGATCCCCGGGAGGATCTCTTTAAATGGCCTTCCATACTGGGAGTCCTTTAACTCTGGACCTTCGATGAACACCTTAACTGTCAACTGAGAGTCCCCTTTCCCCATGCCGCTAGCTGCAATGGCCAATGAGAACTTAGCGAACTTCTTAAAAGCCG